GCGCGCACGCGCGTCCCTGAGCCCTCGACCGTAGACGTGATGAGCGTGCACCCGGTCGCCAGCACGCTCGCCGAGGCGATGGTATCGGCCGGCGTGTGCGCGTCAAGCCACGCCGACCAGTCAAACAGGTAGTCGAGGACCGCGTTCGGATCTTTCGTGACCCGCGCCTTTCCATCGGTGACGGTAATTGAGTCGCTCACGGTTTCACCTCGTCGGGATGCTCAGGGTTCGGTTCGCGGCGGTCGGGGTGTAGGTGCGCGCAGCCGCGTCAATGCGGTAGCGCCGCGCCAGGTTGTCGGCCGCCACTAGCGCGAGCGTACCGCCAGCCTGCTCACGCTCAGCCAGGCCGCCCAGGCGCAGCGCGTCCACCAGCACGGACGTGGACAGGCCGCCCGCGACCTCGCGCTCGCGGATGCCGCCAAGCGCGGCCGTGACGGCGCCCGGCACAAGCGCAATGCCGCCGATCCCCTCCCGCTCGGCATAGCCGCCCGGCGCGACGGTGACCGCGCCCGGCTGGATCGCGGCGCCGCCGGCTCGCTCAATCTCGCGCGCACCGCCGATGGCGAGCGATACCGCGCCGGCACCGAAGGCGATGCCGCCAATGCCCTCGCGTTCGGCGTAGCCGCCAAGGGCAAGAGCCGCCCCACCGAGCGCGGCGACTAGGCCGCCCGCGCGGTCGGGCTCGGCAGCGCCGCCAACCTGCAAAGTGGCAACGCCAGCGGCGGCAGCGAAACCGCCAGAGACCTCTGGCTGCGCGGTCCCACCAACGACGAGCGAAACCCCGCTGAGCGTGGCGACGAGACCGCCAACGCCAGATACCTCAGCCGACCCGCCGACCGACAGCGTTACCGCGCTGCCAGCAACCTGCGCACCGCCAGCCTCTTCCCTAGAGGCAGTACCGCCAACATTGACGGTCGCCGTGCTGCCGCTGGCCGGCTGGTTTAGCAGCAGCAGCAGCATGGGGTTACGGCGTCAGGTTAAAGGTCAGGGTGCTGGTGTTCGCGATGGCGTCATCCACGCGGCTGAGGAGCGCAGCCGGCTGGGTTTCGATGGGCGGCTGATGCACGGTGACTTTGATGTCCGCCGGCGCGGCTGATCCGATGCTGGGCAGATACCCGTTGCCGATGACCACGGTGACGCCATCGTCTTCTGTCGTGCCCTGCGCCATCTCCACGTTGATGACGCCAAACGGGGTGCCGGTGGCGGTGCCCTGCGCATCATCGCGCACGAGTACGTCGATACTTGCTGCTCTGGTGGTCATGGTGGTCCTTTCGTTAGGCGTAGGTGATGAAACCAGTCACGTCGTTCAACGTGATGGCGGTGTTGTCGGTGCTCCCGCGTCCACCTGTGATGGCAACGCTGATGGCGCTTGCAAACCCGACGCCGCCGTCGCCCACCAAGATATCGACGGGCACACTGTTGGGCGGTAAAGCGATATCGAGGATGGCCGAGGTCGTTCCCATGACCACGGAGCCGGCGGCGGTGTTGAACACCTTGAGATAGCGGGCGGAGGCGTTGCTGTTGACGGCATAGACCTTGATCAAGCGACCGGCCGCACCCTTGGCCGCCTGCGCTGCCGGCGTGGCGGGGGAACTGAGGTTGACGGGCGTCGCGGCACCAGTGGCGCTGCCGCGGTACTGGATGCCCACGTCGGCGGCCAGGTTGGTGCCGGCCGCGAGCGTGGGCGTGTTGGTGGCAATCGACACGGGCTGCGTCGCTTGCCAGAACGTGCCACTGACGGGCAGCGCCTGGCTGGTGCCGTGCGGGCGCACACCGGCCAGGTACACCGGAAAATTGACGGTGTCCTCGATGCTGACGAACCCGACCGTCCAGGTGGTGCCGCTGGCCGGCGCGGTGGTGCCGTTGAAGCTCCACACGTACAGGAACATTTCGACGTCCTGCTCGGGGATGTTGATCCAGCGGTGCGCGCGGCTGGTGAGTGTTGGCGCGGCAGCGGATGCGACCAGGCCGTCCTGGAAGTAGATGTTGCGGCCATCAATGGCCGTTTGCGCCATGTGGCCCGACGAGGCCGTGGTGTTGATGGTGGCAGCGGTGTCGCCGCTATTCCAGCCCATGCGCTGGCTGTCGACGTTGGCGGTGGTGGCGCTGGTGCCGGTGTACAGCCAGCGGACATAGTTCCAACCGAACAGATCGAGCGTGCAGCTACCGCTTGCAGGCCAGCCCGCGACCGTGAAGTTGATCGTGTTCGCATCCGGAATCGACGCGATTGCATACCGACCCGGCACGCCGTTGGCGCCGCTGATGGCGCCGATCAGCATGCTCTGGCCGACGTTGGCGGCCGTGAATCCGTGCGCGGTGAGCGTGACGCTGATGCTGGTGGCGCTGTTGATCGTGCAGCTGAGGCCCTCGCCAATGCGATCGGCCAGCAGCACGGCGAAGTTGTTGTTGACGATGCGCTGCGACAGGATGGTCTGGTGCCGCTTGATGACCGCGCCGTTGAACGAGACGACCGAGCGCGCCAGAAACTCGCTGTTGGCGGTGGTGCCAGCGGTGACGACCAGATTGCCGTTGCTTTGGCTGACGCCGACCCCGGTGCCGAGCCGGCGCTGCGTCATGTCCGGCGTGTCGAGCGCCGAGCCGTTGACGCGCGTGAAGCTCACGCACCAAGTGTTTTGCGGCGTGTGGCGCGTGACGAGGCCGGCGTCATTGGTGTCGGCGTTGGCGGCCTTGACGCGGGCGTGGACCGTGCTGTCGGCCAGGCCATCGGTGAGCTTGATGCGCTGATAGTGCGCGTTGTTGGGCGCGGTGCCGATGTCGTCCGTGGATATCGGCTCGTTAGTTCCGGGGAGGATAACGTTGCTAGCCATCACTAGATTCGCAGGATGCGGTTGGCGCCGTTGCTCCACGCCGCGGTGATGTCACCACCGTTTGGCGTGATTGGTAGGTTCCCGCCGGAATACGCAACCTCGTACACCGCCTCGACGTTCGCCGCGCTCCCGAGTGCCGACGTGGTGAGCGTGCGCGCACCGGCCGAGGCTGCAGCCCCGAGCGTGATTGTGGCCGGGCCGGTACCGCTGATGAGCGTGGCCACGGCGCCGTTCGCGATCCCGAGCTGGAGCGCGTCCACGGTGACCGCGACCGCGCCGCTGCTGGCGTTCGCCGCGAGCGTGAACCGGAACCGGCCGTCGAGGATCGCCACGAGCCGCTGCGAGCTGGCCGCTACGTCGGCGCCGCCGCCGACCGCCGAGGCCTGGAACAGCAGGATGGCCGGGATCGCCGCGCCGGCCGCCACCGCGCTCCACGTCACGTCGTTTGCGTCCAGCACGCCGTCGGTGAACGACACGCCGCCGAGCGCCGAGCTGGTCAATACCAGCGTGCCGCCCGCGCCGGTCACGTCGCTCACAAACGTGTGCGCGGCGTTGTAAGTGTAGCCGCGCAGTAGCGCTGCCTTCAGGACGGCGGTGTCGAGGTCAATCAGGCCAGTGCCGAGGCCCTGCCTGCCGTTGGCGAAAAACTGATCCATGCGCGCCTTCCTGTTAGGCGATGGCGCCGGAGGCGAGGAACGGCGCCGCCGTCTCGTCGTCCAGCTCGATGCGGGAACCCGGCGCGTGCAGCTCGCCGGCGATCTTCACGTGCCAGACCACGAGATAGCCGGGCTCGGCCTGCTCGACGGGCGGCTGCGCGACGGCCTGCTGCTCTGGCTCGACGGCCTCGACGGCCTCGACGGCGTCCTGCTTGTGCTTGCTCATGTCCTAGTCCCTCGATTTGAAACGGGCCGGCACGTTGCAGCACCGGCCCGCCTGCTGCACGGTCAGGGTGCCGCCTGTTAGGCGATGCAGTCCTGGATGTAGTAGCCGCAGTCGGCCGCGGTGATCAGCTCTTTCACCGACTCGCCGGTCCGCACGCGGGTTGCGCCGCGAAGCCCGACCTTCGGTTCGTCCATCGAACCGGCGATACGGGTGCCGTACTCGGCCGTGGCGCCGAACGTGATGCCGTTCCCGCGCAGGGACGCGAGCGGGTTCATGTGCATCATCGCGAAGTGGTTACCCCACACGCGCGAGAGCGTCGCCGTCTGCCCCGGCTTGGCGGTGTTGATCATCGCGCGGCCGACCAGCACCTGGTCGAACTCGAACAGATCCTGGAACTGCTGGAGCGAGATGATGCCGTCGCCCGAGTAGTTGACCGGGAAGATGGCCGCCAGGATTTTCGGGTGCCGGCGCAGCGCGAACCACGTGCGCTCGCCTATCACGCAGGTGTTCAGCGGCATGAGCGCCGCCTCTTTGCCCGCCATGATGTCGGCCGTGGGGTCGCTCACTGCCTGCGCGTACTGCTGCCACTGGTCGTTGCCGGAGAGCTGCACCTTGTTGCCCACCGGGTAGGTGGCCGCGTTGAACACCAGGTCGGCGCAGCGCTTTTCGCGGTCGAGCATGATGAGTTGCGTCAGCCCTTCGACGGCGCGGCCGATCGGGTCGAGGCCCGGCTTGTTGGCCGCGGCCTGCACGTCCTCGACCGGGATCACGTCATCAAGGCCGAAGTCGTCCACCGAGCTGGTCTGCTCGGAGGCGGTGAACTCGACCTCGTTCGGTGCGCCTTTGCGCCCGACGCGCGTGCTCGGCACGGTGAACAGGTCGGCGCGGGTGTGCAGATCCCACTTGAACTCGCGCGCGGTGACGCCGATGCGCGGCAGCACCTGGTCCGCGATCATCGTGCGGTTCTGGTAGGCCAGCGCGATGGCGGTGTACTGCGGGGCCGGGGTAAACGGGAATTTCATTGCGATGTCCTTTCAGGTTCGGAGGGTTAGCCCTGGATGCGGCCCGGGGCCAGTCGGACGCTGCCGATATCGCCCAGCACACCCGAGATCATGGAGACCCCGATCACGCGCGCGTTCACGCCCGCAGCGGGCGCGGCAGCCACGGCGCGGCCGACCGAATCGGAGGTCAGCATGTCGCCGCGGGTCACGTTGCCGCCGTACTCGACCAGCGCAATCCCGTCGATGATCACGTCGAACGGCTCGCCCGAGCTGGCGCCGAGGTTGTCGCTCACGCCCATGAGCAGGTCCGTCGATGCCGCCGCGTGGATCGCGGACAAGTCGTCTGCGCCGAACTTCAGCACGCGGTTTTTCGTCACCGCTGCTCCGGCGATCAGGGTTTTTTGCAGTCCCTCGTTTCGCATGTCGATATTCTCCTGATGGTGTGCCGGGTTACTCGGCGGTCATGACCAGCGACACGGCTTCCGTGAAGCTGATGTGCTTGCCTTCGGCGGCGCGCGTGCGCACCAGCTCGCGCGCCTTCTCGGCCACGGCCTCCGGGCCGCTCGCGTCGTCGGGCGGGTTGTCGCCGGCGCGGGAATGCTCGCGGTAGTCGACTATCTTCGGCCTCGCTTCAAGCTGGCGCAGGTAGTGTTCGCGCGGCGTGACCTTTTCGGCCTTGTCGCCCTCGCCGAACTCCACGGTCGCCGCGTCGGCCGGCAGTGCGCAGGCGAACGACACGGCACCGGCGCGCTGGGCGGGCAGCATGCGACCGGCCTGCACCACGGCGTCGATCCGCGCTTCGATGGCCGCGCGCGAGATGCGTTTCTCGGCCTCGGCCACGGTCGTCTCGCGGGCGGCGATCGCCGTCTCGCGCTCGGCGAAGCTGGCCGCCTGGTCGGCGTTGGCCTTGAGCGCGTCGCGCTCGGCGGTGAGCGCAGCGACTTGCGCCTGAAGCTGTTCGATCGTCATTGCATCGTCCTCGGAATAGGCGGGCATCGCCGCAGGGGAAGGTGTCTCGTCGTCGGCCTCGGGCGGCTTGCGCGCCTCGTTTTCGATGTCGCCGACGAGGAAGTCGGGCAGCACGGAATCGGCCTTTTCGGTGCCGTGTTCGGCGATCAGGAATTCGCGCATCCGGCGCATGAACATCGCCAGGATGCCGGTTACCATCGCCGAATCGGAGAACTCGATCACGCCGTCCTCGTCGTCGGCGAAGCTCACGTCTTTGAGCCCCTTCACGGCGGGCGGCTGCGCGCCGAGGAAGCCCACGTGCCGCAAATACAGCGTGCCAGGCTGCGGGTTGTTCGGCGCGTCTGGCAGATACCACGAGGCGCTGCGCTTTTTGAACCGGCCGGCTTTCACCAGCTCGGCGAAAGCCGCGTCCACCTGTTGAGGTTCTGCCTTGACCTCGCCATCGGTGAAGCTCAACGAGCCCACCCAGCCATAGGCGGGCGCATTGTCTCGCGGGTGCCCGACCACGATCGGCGCCTCGTGCAGCGCCGGGTCGTACGCTTTGACCGCTGCTCGCAGGTCGTCCTCGGAAAAGTCCAGCGCCGCCCCGCTGCTCGCGGTGTGCCGGCCGGTGCGGAAGATGGGGAACGGTTTCATGCCGGCATGATAACGGCGCCTCTGAAGCTGCCGCTATCCGCAAACATCATTTTTGCTGATGCAGTTGACATGATATTTTCATGGCCGTACTATTCCAACGCCACCCACCGCAGCATTAACAGAGGAGCAGCACTATGACCACCATCAGCGCCCTAGCAGTGACCGACTACAGCCAGAACTACGGCGGCGTCCCCGTGATGATCGACGGCCGTGAATGCTTGATCAACAGCGTGGGCGAGGCACTTTCAAGCACAGAGGTGGAGTTAATTGCTGCCTAACGCAACAAGGAGAGAGAGCATGAACACCAAACCGCAGCAATGGCTCGGCCTCGACGCCGGCCCGCTTTTTGAGCAGTTTCGAGACGCGCAGATGACGGACCAGCAGAGATTGGAGCGCAAGCGCCAGGCTGCGATCGACTGGCTCGGCGAGCGGTGGATTCTGCACCCCCTGCATCGTGTCCAGCGCGTGGTGCAATCGTGATCCGCGTTGAATTCGTCGGCACACCTGCGCACGTGCAGGCCACGATCGACGATTACATGGAGCGATATCACCCCGTCGGGTACGGCACTCAGGTAGTCGCTACGACTGAGTTACCCGACGGCCGCGTCGCGGTCGTCGTTTCACGGTTTGACAGTTGTGACTAAGCAGAGAGAGACGATGAAAGCCACTTACACCTGGAACACTGACGCAGCATCCGGCACTGTCACGGCAGATGACATTGACGCCGCCCTGGAACAACTTGTTGTTCAGGGCGAGTGGGCAGAACCTGAAAGCGCCCGCGAGCAGCGCGACATTGCCAACGGCGCGTTCCTTATCATTCGTGGCCCGCAAGAGTCTCTTGTCATTCGAAGCCCAAAAGGGAGTGGTGAGACTTGAGCGGCACAGCTACGAAGACTGGATGAACGACATGGCGACGGACGACAGAAAACCGGCGCGTGGGTGGCATGCCAAGTGGCAAACCCGCTGCGACTGCTGCGGCCGGTTTGTGCTGCCGGGG